ATATTCGTCCAGAATAAGCTTGTAAATCACTAGTTGATACACTATAAAATTTCCCAAAAGTATCTCTTCGAGCAAACTTTGGATAAAATCTTGTTTTGGTTTCAATAATAGGCAGATTAGATACCTGTAAATTCTGGGCCTGTATTATAGCACTTCCATGTAGTTGATAGAACATTGCATTTCTTATAGGCAAGATACCTTCCATTAGTTCTTTTTGGAACAAACTTATTTTTGGTATTGCCAAATCCATTGACTCTGACATTTTTAAATCGAATACTGTTTGTGAAATTACACCGAATATTCTTTGGGCAATAGTATACATATAAAACCATATAATTCTATTTACTGGTGGAAGTTCAAGCATTATAAACCGTTGTGTGCCATCCATATAAAAATTTGCTTTGCCAGTTACACCTTTAAATTTTATAAAAGCTGACTCTGTAAAATTTCCTCTAATCAAATTTGTGCTTACATAAGAATACTCATAAAACAAATCATCTTCGATTAAAGAATTTAAATCTGAACTATCTGATAGTAGTTTGGCTTTTAAGAAACATAAAATTTTCTTAGGATTTTCACCTAAGTGGAATGTTTTTAATAAATTTAAATCAACTTTACTTAAAAAATTCTCAACTGTGCAAGACATTATAGGTATATATCTTTTACGAAGTTTATGCAGGTTCTCTTGTAATACATCATTTTTGCAAGTCAAAACAATAGCTCTATAAATCAAAGCACACTGAGAAAGTACTTTCTCATAAGAAGTTTGCACTGTTCGCCAGTCTCTAATCTCAGGAGGCAACAATTCAAGTCCACTAGACATCACAAGATTCTTCTTTGGAACTAGTTTAAATGTAACACCTGTCTTCATGTTTAAGGAGAGATATTGTCTGAAATACCCAAGTATACTTTTGTCATCAGTTACAAAAACAAGGCTGTATGAAGTAACATTTTTCTGTGCATTTAGTTCTTTAAAAACATGCCTAGTATATATTGGTTCTTTTATAAATGCCTCTAAATTGTAGTGTTTTCTGATCTTACCTATATCTCTGTACAATGAAACTTCTGACAGAATATTTCTATGATCAGCATAAAAGTTTTTTTCATTAACCAAAAACTGTAATACACATTCAGGTCTGTTCTCAAGCTTAAGCCACATCAAAGGAGAAGGTGTTTGTTGGACTGTAGATTTAGGCTCATAATACTCTGTGGGGATAATTGTTAGATCCTTAATAAAGTTGTAACAAACTTCTAAAGTATTTGTAAAACAGTTTATTTCTTTTTTGAAATCATTTGTTATAGAGTCTGAGATTTTAATTTTTGTGCAATGTTTCTTAATAAATTCCACATACTCTGGTATTGTTAAAAACCTTGGAGATTGTTGAAGCACTCTATTATCATCCTGTGGATGCAAGATACATGGCTTTGATGAAAATAATGAATGTCGTAATATCATAGCTGACCTACTCACCCTCATATAAGCTTTTACAAAACTTTTGTTATAATACATGGCTTTTAACCATTTCAGGAATCGTGAATTTTCTTCAGGCTTTAAAAACATATCAGAATAATTCTGGTCAAAATATTGGATGGTATCCTCTACAGAAAGTTTCAGCTTTTGTTTAATTTTCCTGATTTTATTAGTTTTTAATGGATAACTAAATGTAGGATTGTAAAATCCCACTTCTAAGTCACCAAATGTAGGATGTACTTCATCTTGAACATTGTGTGTCTTCATACCCAGGTTATATAAATACAGAATAGTACGCTGAATATCTTCAGTACCATATTTGAACAGTCTATAATACTCAGGAGATCCTTTGCATAAATGGTTGAGTATTGGTATGCAGTCAGGGAAGCCAAACAATTCTGCAGGTTTAGAAAAGCAATCAATAGTATCACAACATCCATTTTTCATACCTGGTGTCAAAGAATAAGCATCTGCTAATGATGCGCAATGTACACGCTGCATAAAATAAGCAGAGTCAATGGTGGCACCCATACGAATAGCTTCTGCTACTCTAGACTGTATACACATATAATCACTTCTAAAATCAGTGCAAGGCAGATTTGTTCCAACTTCTTTAGTTTTTTTTATTAATGGATAGTACAGTTGTCCATTAAAAGAAAACAGTGATATAAATTCAAGCACATACTTTTGTACATTGGTCTTCTTTGTACTATCATTAATCCCAAACATTTTTTGAGTTATTTTGTGTATAACTCTAAAGTCTTCAAATGACTGCACATTATTCACTCTGACAATTAATGCATAATCATCTGAATGTTCCAAATGTGAGATGGCTAAAAATTTGTCAGGGAAGATCTGATTGAATAAATACACAGAAAACTCAGTAGCAATTACAGCTTTTACAGATGACATGTAATTAAACATACCTTGCAAAAAATTCTGTGTGCTCTTCATTGTAGTTGTTTCTGTAATGTATTTAGTTGTATCAGACAGATAATGCAAGTTTTGCAATATTATTTGAGGAATTTGAATTTCCTTTCCTGCCCATGCTGATATAGCTGCATTGTTAAAAATTGTAGATTCCTTTCCAAAGACCTCTTCTAAGCCAATTGACATTGATAAGAAACTAGTCATAGTTTCACATGCAGACCATTTTGTACAATCACCATTAACTTCAAACATCTTGTCTTGTTTTCTTTCAGATGCTAATATCACATTATTGATAGAACTCTGAATATGTTCAAATTTTTTGTCACCAGGAACACTTATCATTTCATGAGAAGATCGTGATGCTAATATTTTGTAGGAATTTTCTAAAACTCTTGCTAAAGCCTTTGCACCAAGATTTATTACATAAAATTCTCTTTTAGCACCATATTGGGCTTTAATGCATGTGTCAGCCACAACTCTAGAATTGTTTTCTAAAAGGTTCCATAAAGCCAAGTCAATTACAGAGTTTTTGTCAGGATGTTTACTTATCCAATCTAATAATGCGTCATGGACTTTCACTCTAAGACTCCTACCTACTACCAAATATTTTTCATCTTCCAAGTCCACATCCAGCTTGAAATATGTATCTCTAATGTTTTCATTTAAAGGATTTATATCCATAGATCTAAATAATGAACCTAAGTTTGCCAATACACATTTCATCTTGTTTTTTGATTTTTTTTCTATGTCCACAACCCTATCTACTTCAGGTATACAGGCCTTTGTAGACACAAGTTCTGATAAAGGTTCATTTTTACAACTCTTTACAAATTCATGTGACTTGTATAATCCTTTAAACCTTGCAGCATACATTTTTGAACCTTCATTGACAGCTTTGGAGTAACAACCAACTTTACAACCTGATAATAACCAGTCTTTGAATGTTTTGAAGTTGAAGATACCAGACTGAGCATCAGTTGTTAGATTGTCATACTCTTGTTGGAATGTTAATATTGTATTAATTGCTTTTACTTGCTCATGATATACAGATGAGGGCTCTTTAGATGTATGAACATAAATGAAAATATCATCAAAAACTTCTTGCAAATCTGCTAGAACACACTTTGACCATAAAGATGGAATTATAAACTCACCACCTAATGTGTTCAATCTTCTTTCAACCCCAGTGAACCCAGGCTTATTAGGCTTTATAGGATGCCTCTTTAAAAAGTCAACAACCTCATTGCATTTCAATCCTAATTGATGTACTATAAATTGTTCAATGCAATTCTTGTAAGGTGGCCTGAACTTCTCATTAATAAGTTCAAAGACATTTGAATATTTACTAATTGCAGCCATTATAATATATCTTGTATCCATTAATAGTTCAGATATTTTTTGGGAAGGTGCCATGGAAATACATACCCGAAATGTGTACATATGTCTAAAGAAGCCTTCCTGCATAGGGTTTAGGGATCTTGACCAACTATCATAAGCCGTTGACAAAGTTGAGTAATATTGATCTTTCATAAAACTAAGTCTTTCACAGTTAAGTCTAACCCATGGTGTAATTATTAAAAATAACACCTTCCCTTCACATGTAAAAGGATATAATCTTGTATTCCCATACACTCTATTTGCCCATCTCTTATCATGTGTTATCATAATAGTCATAAATGCTTGTCCAACATCACTACCACGCCTAACTGATCCTCCCTGTACAATATGTAGGCAGTTTGGTTGGCCACTTGTGAACATGTAAAAAGTGCTGTCAGTAGTATTCATTTCATTAAAATGCAATAACTGTGTAGAGCATAACATCGTATGTTTTGACATAGAATGACATTGTTTTGACTGTATCATAGACAAAAACTCCCTTTGGTTTTGTAGCAACTGATTCTTTATAGATTTTAATGACAGATCATCTGGCCCTGTTACAGTCCCAAGAAATGGATGTGTTCTAGCCACATTTGATGTATTTTCTTCTAATAAATCCATAAATTGCTCAAACTCTTTATATTCATCCTTTAAAATAGTTGTTTTAACTTTGTATTGCCTTACCTCATGTGTTTTTTTGTAAGAAGTACCTGCACTTATTATAAACTTATCATATTTATAATCAGGAGCTGCTAATCTGATGCACTTATTTCTATATATGTAGGGCAAAGTATCTATTAAGGTTGACTGTCCATTTAACTCTTTCTTAAAAAAACTCCTTTTTGACACAGAACTGTCTTGTTCGTCCCTAAACACTTTATAAAGATTGTTTAAAGAACTTTCAAGGCCAAAATCTCCAGTAAACATTCCAGTATTAAACATGTTTACTTCACCATCATAATCCAGAGCAGTCCTCAATCTTTTAAACAATATTTCAACAAATTTAAAAGAAGGATCATGTAAGAAGACATCAATATGTGTTATGCAGTTTAGTAAATGCATTATTTGTGATTGTTCTTTTTTTAAAACCTTAGTCAAATCTGTCTGATTCTGAGAATAAATCTTATTTTTGGTTAGGCAAGTTAAAACATCAGCATTAAAGTCAGAGAAAGGAATAAAGAATGTAGGATGTGTGTGACCTTTGATCATATCATCTTCTATGCAGTCCAGTTTTTTAAAGGCCCTTTCAAAAAATGTTTCATCATGTTTAGTATCTTTAAAACAGCTATAAATATCTGGATCTTCAATGCATTGCTTCATCATTTCAACAACTTCTTTTAGATTTTCTCCTTGGACATTTTTGGTTATTTGATTATAAAGTGGAAAAGATCTTCTTGAAACATCAATTAGTCTTTCTGTTGGTATAGCAGGTACTTCCAATCTAGTATCAGGTTGATTCGAAAAAGGATTAAAAGGTAGTATAAGTTTTAGCTCCTCTATACTCCTAGAAACTTTTTCAAAAAAAACTAAAGCTTCATCTATAAAATCTTTAGATAGAAATGAAAAAGGGGCTTCCACTGACCCCAAAAAACTATATAACTCATCTAGTGCATCATAAATATTGGATAAGTCTGGCTTAACCCAAAAAAGATATAATGGAAATGATGTATAACTTGTTTCTGCATTAATCCATTGGGTAATTTGGTCATATTTCAATTTCTTTTCATTAAGATTAAACTCTTTATTCCAAGAACAAGAAACATCCAATATAAGAACTTTGTCTAAAAAAATCTTTACAAGATCAGGTGAGTATTTGGACAAATTTTCAGGCATAAATTCTCCAAATTCATCATGTAAGATAGTATTGTTCCCAAATACATTAGGACAAAGTAGGATTTCATTGACAATAAAGTGCAACACATCATGACGTGTATGTACTAATGTCTGATATTTAATAACAGCAATTTCTTTAGTATCTGACATATCATGCTGACTTGTAGATAAAGCCAATCGCAATTCTTTTAAAATTCTAGACATCTCAAATTTCCAGTTAAAATCTTATAATCGTTTGTTTAAATGCCC